ATTCTTTGGCGAGATATAATTTGTTTTATAGAATGAATAAATGTTTATTGTTCACAATTTGTTATTATTTTACGGTCTTTTTCCATTTGAGGCGGCCGGATTATAGTGATGACGGAGACGATGTTGATAAAATGTATTTGATAATCTTTAATACTTATTTATCAATTTTGCGGTTTCTGAATATTACCTATGAGTGCTTTCATGGTGTTCCATTGTTTTGTTCAATTTGTCCTTTCATTACTTTGTTCTTAGAGTTATGTAGTTGCGGTGGTTTGCAGATTCCAAGTCATTTTCAGATTATTCATTCTGTAAATGATTCTGTGGCCATTGATAATGCATCTTCATTAATTGCATTGCCTGCTAACAAAAAATTTATTAGCAAGATGAGTTTTATCAATACAGGGCGTTCCTTCAAGAATATGTTTCAAGCCCCTTTAGGCAAATGGTTTAAAAAACAGCCATCTGTCTCCCTAAATACTGATTACGTACCATTAAAGTGGAGCAAGGATGTAGAAATGTATGGCATTTATACACCTTGTGATTTTTTATATCCTGAAAATGACTTGTTCACTTTAGAAATGGCAGTTAGAGAAAGAATGACACATGAGCGTGACATCGATGAGGAAATCGTTGATGATTATGTTAGTTTTGGCAAGAATTTTATAGATTTGATGCCTGACTTTGATCTAACTGAGGTAGAAGATAGGTTCGATTGGGCTTGTAAACAATATGGTAGTAAGCGCGCTGAAAGAATGCGCGCTGAATTTGAAAGTTGTGAATTGGATGAAAGAGACATTTGGGCTTCATTATTTGTTAAAGGTGAGGTTTATCTTGGTAAGACAGATGAAAATTTTAAGGCTAGAATGATTTGGTCAAGGACTGATTTATTTTTGTATACTTATGGTCCTTATTTTCATGCTTTAGGTAAACTTCTTAAAAAATATTTTAGCAAATATACTGATAATTATTACGTTTCAGGCGGATCAGCAATTGATTGGGGTCAGTTTGGAATGAAAATCAATGATATGAAGCATATAATTGAATCTGATGCAAGTAATTGGGATGGAACTATGGGACCGTGGGATTTGGAGTTGGAGAAATACTTTCTAGAAACTAAGGTTCATGGTATGCCTGAAATGAAATTTTTATTAAATCAATGGTTTAAGGTCTGGGGAAAAGATAAAACTTCACAATTTGTTGTTAAGTTGGAATATGGACGTAGATCAGGAGATTTATGGACTAGTGACTTTAATTCTTTGTTAAATATTATCAAAGTTAACTGGTCATTTCAGGGTACTGATATAGCAGTCATGGTTTTAGGTGATGATAATGTAATTGGTGTAAACGGTAATTTTGATGAGAAAGTTATTATCAATAAATATCGTGGATTGGGCATGAAATTGGAAATCAAAGAAAATAAGAGTATCTTTGATAGTTCGTTTTGCTCAGGCTTATTTTGGAATGTTGGGGGACAAGCTGTTTGGGGAATATTACCAGGCAGGCAACTTTCAAAATGGGGTATCAATAATCATTATCATTCCGACAATCTTTTCATCCGATTGATTGCTGGAAATGCACGTTCCACCAATAATATTGGTGGACATGTACCCTTTTATTGGTCGTTAATGGACGCGGTGTATTTAGCCACACAAGATGTCAAAGTCTATCGAGATAAGAAAGATTGGCAAACTTGTCAAGGAGGACATCGTTGTTATCCAACAATCGAAACTTATGAACAATTTGCTCAACGTTATGGTTGTCAAGTTGATGAAATTTTTGAGTTGGAAAAATTAATTATGAACATTGAATTGTCATTCCCACTTTATATTGATCATCCTTTATTTAGACGAATGGTCGAAATTGATACTGGAAGTAAATGTTCAATTAATACGATTGGTGAAGAAGCACAGGAACATGACGTGTTATTGAAAGACAATTTGTCCGAATTATTATATGGACAGGGTGTTTTGGATGAGGAGAACGAAAAAGTTAAAATTGCATTAGAAGAAGGAATTACTCCTTTACAAAGTGCTTATAACTGGGGAAAGGCTGAGGTGGAGTTGGGTGCTAGTTCAATTAACATCTTGGTTCATGTTTTATCGACATTTTTGTTTGTTTACGTGAATAAAAATGTTGGACTTACTTTCCACAGAGGTTTTAACATGTTCGTTATGGAATTGAATAGGAGAGCTGCAATTAGGCAAGAATATAGTAGCGCATTTAAAGAACCACTTTATGATGTTCTAGACACTATTAATTTGATGCCAGCAGCAAAGAAAGTGATACAACAGGTTGTTGTTAAACGTAAGAAGAAGAAGAACAGGAATAGGAAACGCTCAAAGCCTGTAGATCCTTACGTTATAGCAAACGTACAACCTTTTTCAGATAAAGCAATTGGATCAAAAATTCCTGATGCTTTTAGTTATCCTACGACAACGTGGAGGATTAGAGGCATTACTACTTTAAAAGGAATTAATCCAGCTGGAACATATCCCATTAACACAATTGGTGCTTGTATATACTATCCTTATGCGAGAGCACAGAGGCTAGAACCATCATCAATTAGTGGAAGTGGAATTGTGACTTGGAATGGAGGAACATTCTATAGTATGAATGGTTATTCTTCATTTGAGGAAATCGTACAAAACTATCGTATAGTTGGAGGTGGAATAAGGATTACTGTTCCAACTTCTGCTGCTAATACTGATGGTTCTATTATGATAGCACAATTTCCCCACGATATGAGTGAAAATTTGTATGGAGCTACAACTGCACCGACCAATGCTAATTCCATGGAATCTTTACCGACTACTGATAAATACAATCTTGCAGAGTTAATAAACAAACCGTTGGTCGTACCTTTCATGCGTGTCGATCAAGGTAGTTATAGATTTAGATATCAAGATTATCCATTAAATGCTAGCCCATTTGCTGAAACCAGTTCAGGTTGGGCCTACACTATGGTTTACATTCAGGGCGCAAGTTCTGCTGTTCCAAGTGTTGACGTTGAATGGACTATTCATGTAGAATATATTCCTGATGCAATCAATTCCTTCTTTGGAGTTGGTGGCTCAGAACCTTGTCCACCTAATAAGGCTGTGTTAGATGATGCAATAAGAGTTCAGCAGGTTATGCCTAACTCTTATCTCGTTGAAGATACTGAACAAGATTTAGGTGATAAGATAATCGAGGTTGCTAAGAAAGCTTCAACAGCAATATCTCGAGCCCATAATACTTACAATAAAGGCAGCGAAGTGATTAAAGTTCTTTCGCGGATGGGCTTTATGTAAGTGTGTTTTTGAGTCAAGGAAAAGACTATAAAACCCTAGTTTGTGGGGGTAGCAG